ATGGACCTTTCCCCTTCCGTGGTTCTTTTCTGGCTGTGCTGCGCGTTGATCGGCGGGGTGGCGGGGCATGCGAAGGGGAAGGCGGGAGTGGGGGCGGTGCTGGGCTTCGTGTTGGGGCCGCTGGGGGTGCTGATCGCTTGGCTGGGTCTATCCGATTCGCGGCCGCGGTGTCCGCTGTGCAAGGGGGCGCTGGAGTCACTGCTGGTGGCGCGGTGCCGGCATTGCGCGGGGGATCTGGCGAGTTGGCGGCAGGCGGCGGGACGGCCGAAACAGACGAGGGATCCGCTGGAGGCGTGGGAGGAGGCGGAGGCGCTGAAGCCGGGGAATCTGAAGCCGCTGATCCGGAACAAGCAGGAGGATTGACAAGGAGTTATGCCTGTGCTCGGGTGAACAGGTGAAAATCCTGTGTCTGTTTGTGCTTTTGGTAGGCCTTCACGGAGTGAGCCCGGGTGCGGCGGTGGAGGGCCCGAAGGACGAGAAGGAGGTGGCCCTGGAGTATCGTTCGAAGGCGGAGCTGCAGGAGGCGGTGAAGAAGCTGCATGAGCGGACGCCGATCGATGCGGACGAGCATACCCGGCTATTGCTCGGGGTTCCGGACGGCGGGCGCTTGTCTTTCATGGTGCAATCCATGAGCGAGACGGCGGCGAATCCGCGGAACTACCAGGTGCAGGTGCTCGATGCGGCGGGCAAGGAGATCGCGCGGGGCAAGGGGAGGGATGAAAAGCCGGAGCGGCCGGTGGCGAGTGTGCCTTTCTCCGCGGCCTTTTCCGTGGATCTGCCGGCGAAGTGGGAGGGGAAGATCACGGTGAAGGTGTTCTATTCCCCGGCGAAGAAGATGCGGATCTATACGGTCCGCCAGGAATAGTCGGCAAAAAACAAGCAGCTACGATATTCATCGTAGCTGCTGCGCGGTGCCTGAATTTTGCGGAGTTGGGTAGCGGTGGGGGATGGCTGGGAAAAGTTTCAAACGCTTATCGTGACTGAATTTGCGCCGTTATATGAATTTATTATAAAATCGCGCGGGCGAACTCAGTCGCGGCTTGCGCGGGTGTCGGGACTGTCACAAGAGTCCCGTGGCGAGAACCGGATTATTTTTTGCCCGCGGGCTTTGCCTTGTAGCTGGTGGGTTCTTCGGCGACGCGGGCGGAGGGGAAGCGTTCGGGGAGGGGCTGGATCTTGGCGGAGGAGGAGATGCCTACCCAATCGCCGATGCGGCGGAGGTAGCTGGCCGTGAGGGGATCCTGCAGGGCGTTGTTCTCCAGGTAGCGGATGACGGCGGCGAGATCGGGGGAGAGCTTGGCGCGGACGAACTCGCTGGCGGCATCGCCATCGCCGAAGATTTCGTGTTGGTATTCATCCGGCACGCGGTCCCGGGCGGCGGCGAGCAGGAGCTGCTTGCGATCGAGGCGGGGGAGTTGCGCGCTGATGGCTTCCAGGCGGTCCAAGGTGGGCTCGACTTCGCCGCTGCAGAAGCGGGCGATGGTGGAGGGGGAGACGCCGGATTTCTTGGCGAGTGTGGACCGGTTGCCTTCAAAGCAGCGGTTGATGATTTCCGTGAGTGCAGTCGCGAAGTGCTTCATTGCTGTGCGTAGTTTGCACAATTTCGCGAGCATCGCAAAATAATTGTTGCGGGATTGTGCGCAATGTGGCAAAAGTCCCTCGTAACGCAAAACGAGGCCATGAGCAACGGAACGCAAGTAAGCATCGAAGCGCGGGTGGCCGTGCTGGAGGAGGAGCTGGAGACGGTCAGATTTCTGGCCGCGAAGGGGGTGGACGATGAGCGGAAGGCGGCGGCGAGCCTGAGAGTGCTGGAGCTGACGCAGGAGATCGAGCGGCTGAGGGCGGCCTAGAGATAGCCCAACAATTTTCCCTGAAGGAACAAACCCGAATCTGTGTGTGTGATATGGAAACGCTGATCGAAACGAAGGAAGGGACGAGAAGAGGTGGGGCCCCGGGGTGTGACGTTCCCGGGGCCCATCCCATTTCCTCGCGGAAACGGGGGGCCCATCTTTCGCCGTCGGTGCTGCGGGCGGCGATCGAGCGGCGGTACTTTGCGAGGGTGCTTCAGAAGAAGCAGCTGTGGGCGAGCTACTGCAAGATGACAGCGGACGGGAAGTTTTCCTGGGTGGATGTGCAAGTGCTGAAGCGATGGGCTTGGTGCGAGCGTCGGTCGGAGCATCTGATTTCGGCGGTGTCGGGGGACTTCACCTATGCGTACTCGACATCGGTGACGGTGATCGAGTTGGGGTGTGCGGAGATCGAGGAGGAGGTGAGAAGAAGATGCCTTACCTATGGGGCCACGCTGGAGCGTGGCGAGCCCGGGGCGGGTCTGATGCACTACGCTAGAAGGGGGGCGGCGTAAGGTTATGGCGGCGCTGCTGGGGATTCTGGTTTCGGAGAAGGATGTGCGGCAGGTGCCGAAGTGCGCGCTGTCGCGGGATGAGGTGATTTTCGCGCTTTCGTCCCAGCAGCTTTTTACCCGCCTGGTGGAGATCGGGGCGCTGGTGCCGGTGGAGATCGGCAGCCGGAAGCAGGCCTATGATGCGCAGGAGGTGGCGGAGGTGTGGGAGCGGGTGAAGCGGGGGGAGTTCAAGGAACAGCTTTCGATATAAGAGAGAAGATCGAGGAGATAAGAAATTTGAAATGATACCGATATGGATACCCAACAATTGGAGGAGATCGAGAGTTTGTCGGGTCGCGCGCTGGCGGCGATGCTGAGGAGCTTGTGCCTGGTGCTTTTCGGCTGCGCGCTGGCGTGGTGGGGGCTGGTGTGGATGCAGGCGAACCATGTGGATGCGCGGGGGGCGGGGCTGTTCCTGCTGGGGGTGGGGATTTGGTTCCTGTGGGGGGCACGCTGGGAGATTCCGGCGGGGCTGAGGCTGAGGGCGGAGGCGGAGAGGTTGAGATTTCAATACGAGTGCGAAGTGGAAAGTGAGAAGTGCGAGGAAGCCGAAAGGCAAATCACTAATCATCAATCTCTCAATCATCAATCAGTCAGGGAGGGGAATGAAGGCGTAGTGGCGCTGATGATCCTGAATGATGGGACCGTTAGGAAGTTTTACCAAGCGGGGGCCGGAGGACAGGAGTGTCCTCCCTCCTTAAGGGGCGTGCCCGGGGCGGTGGAGCCGTATCGGAGAAGATGAATTTTCCTGTCCCTCCCGGCGGCCCGCGGAAGCGGGGGCTGTGCATGGGAGTACGCTGCTGCCTGCGGAGAGGATTTGGGGCGGCCGGGAGGGAATGGGAACCAAAGGCAAATCATCAATCATCAATCTTTCAATTATCAATCGGAGTGTGGGTATGAGTGGTTCAAATGATAGAAGATGGCCCGCCGTGATGGTGGATCTGGAGACGCTGGGGACGAGCGATGAGGCGGCGATTCTGGAGGTGGGGGCGGTGTGCTTCGATCTGGAGAGCCGGACGATGGGGCCGGCTCTCCAGATCCACGTGAGCTTGAAGAGCAACGGCAAGGCGTGCCGCGCGATCGAGGCGGATACGCTTTCGTGGTGGATGGATCAGTGGCGGGAGCGGGGCGGGGTGCCGGACCTGGATGATGAGGCGTACGCCCACGATTTCCACCGCGCGATGGAAAAGTTTCACGTGTTCTGGGACCGCTTCGCTGGTCCTGATTCCCAGTTTTGGAGCCGGGGAAGTTTCGATGAACGGATTCTTTCCCATGCGCTGCGGCAGGCGGCGCTGGAGGTGCCGTGGAAGTACTACAAGGCGCGGGATCAGAGATCGGTGCTGGATTGGGAAGGGATCCGGACGGGGCCTGCGAAGCACAACGCGCTGGATGATGCGAGCGAGCAGGTGAAAGCGCTGTTCCGCGCGGTGGATTATCGGCAGGGGTGCGTGAAGAAGGATCAGGGGGAGGCCTTGGAGGCGGTGGAGGCATTCGCGGATCTGCTGATCCAGCGGGCTCGTTCCATTAGTACCGCGACCGATCACGGGGGGCTGAAGGAGATCGTGCTGAAGGATTTGCATTTCACGTCGGGTGATGAGGCTTGCCGGTTTTTGCGGGACGCGTTGCTGCGCCGGCACGAGGCGAAGGAGATGGAGGTCCGCGTGCGCTTGCTGGGTGAAGAGGTGCGCGAGGATTGGAAGCCGGAGGGGGGCGGGGGAGTGAGAAGTGAAAAGTGCGAAGTGGGAAGTGAACCGCCGAAGGCGCTGGAAGGCGGAGTTGAGCGCGAGCTGCCGTTGCCGGATGTGGCGAGGTTCACGGGGTCGCTGGTTTCGATGGAGGATCTGCGGGAGCTTTTCTTGTGCGCGCTGGCGCCTGTGTCGGCTCTGCGGGCGTCGGAGATGAAGATGCGCCTGATGGAGAAGTATCCGGGGCTGATGAAGGAGATGGGATTCCCTGGCAACGGACTGGGGCAGGATGCGGCAGCTACGATGAAAGGCGGTGCGGCGTGAGCGAGCCGAAGTATCAAGCGGTGGAGGTGACGGCGGAAGAGGAGGCTGCTTTCCTTGCTGCCTCAAGGGCAATCACGGCTATTGCCGAGAGATTCCAAGAGAAGAATGGAAAGCCGCTGCAGGTGACGGTGGATTTCCTCGAGCGCTACGAGTTGAAGCGGTTCAAGAGCCGCGCCTATGCAATGTGGTGCTTGAAGGCCGGGTATGGCGGGCTCGATGGCAGCGGTAGGGGCGAAACCTTCGCGGACGCGATGTTTCGCCTGGCGGGTGGTCAATACCAGGAGGAGGTGCTGGAGGCAGCAAAGAAGTATCGCGAGCGCGCTGCGGAGCTCGAGGCGGATGCACCGAATCTGCCAAAGAAGAAAAGGAGGGTGGCGTGAGCCAGGCTGTGATGCTGCAGGGGGTGCTGGTGGACGGGCCGTGCGACGGGGCGCTGGTCTCGGTGCGCGAGGGCTTCGATTTCGTGAAGGTGACGGTGGTGCGGCGTGCCATCGAGCCTCCCATTGGGGTCTGGCTCTATGAGTTCGATCCGGTGACGGCGAAGGACGGGCGGTGGATTTATCGCTGCCGGCGCGAGCTTCACGCGCCGCTCCTGACCGAGCACATCGCGATCTGGCATGTGGTGGAGGAAGGAGGGGCGACGCCATGAAGACGCCGGGGGTGGAGGAGTTTTGCCTGCGGCTGTGGGAGCTGCGGGAGCGGCAGGAGGGGGATTCGCGGAAGCTGATGCGCTCGCTGATCTTCGCGATGCAGAAAGATATGGAGGGGCATGGGGGATACAATCCGGCCTGCGATGCGCGGGTGGAGTGGGCGATGTTCCTGCTGCGCCGCCGGGTTTTCGGAGAGCGGTGGATCGAGGCGCCATGCGAGCTGGAGGCGGTGGTGGCGATGCTGTTGGGACGGGAGGAGTCGGTGGCTTGTGGGAAGGATTTGGCGAGCGGGAATTGAATCACGGAAGACACGGAAATTTTATGAAGAATCTATTTCATCAGTTGTGCTGGTCGGCGGCGAGTGCGGGCCCTGTGGCCCTGGCACTGGCGGTTCACCCGGGCTTCATCGGCCTGGTGTGGGTGATGGTGGTGATCTATTTCCTGATGGCAGCGCTGAGTGCGCTGGGGCTGGTGTTCAGTTTTGAGGAGGTGAAGGCGAAGGTGCTGGCCAAGGAGTCGAAGCTTTCCCTGTCGCTGCTGACGAAGCTGACCAATGCGGGACTGGTGGTGTGGTGTGCGGTGGAGGGGTATGTGTTGCTTTCCGCTGCTCTCTTCGTGCTGTGGCTGTGGAGCGTCTTCCTGTCGGTGATTTTCATCTGCGTGCGGAAGCAGGCGAAGGCGGAGGCGGAGGCGGCGGTGTACGGACCCTAACAGCCCCGGTCTGTCCAAGGGGACAGGAGTGTCCCCGCTCCTTAAAGGGACGAGCGCCCTACCTTTCTAACCACTTATTACTTTTCACTTCGCACTTCTAACTCTCTTCACCCATGTCTGCCCAACCTCCCCGTTCCGGCGATAAGCTGGATTTCATCGGTCTGCATCTGGATCCGACGGCGCCGCTGCCGTGGGGGGCGGGGTCGCGGCCGGATGAGGAATGTATGCGGCGGGAAGAGGCAGCCGCCGCCAATCATCAATCATCAATCTTCCAATCTTCAAACGGAGTGGGAGGGGAGGAGAGAAGAGAGGGAGAAGAGGTGTCGTTTGCGGGGATGTTCCGGCTGGTGCTGGTGTATTGCTTCAGCGATGCGGCGGCTGGGGGGTGGGAGTTGCCGGTGTTCCGGGCGCTGGCGATCGTGCGGAACTTTTTCTACGGGGAGTTTTCGGCGTATGCGGGGAAGGCGTTGCGGTACCGGGAGGTGTTTGCGCGGCCGGTTTTCGGGCTGGATGAGTTCGCGCGGCTGATGGCGGAGGAGGCGTGCGCGGCGCGGTATCTGCGCCAGGTGATGCGGTATGTGCTGCCGAAGCAGCAGGGGAAGGATCTGAATGTGGAGCTGGGGAAGCGGCTGTTTTTGTTAGCCAAGGCGTGGCTGCCGCTGGGGGTGAGCGACGAGCAGCTGAGCCGGGACAAGGTGCGCTGGGTGGCGCATGAGATGGGGTATGAGGATCTGGCGGTGGTATTCGGGGAGATGCCGGCGGAGGCATCGGACAAGGAACGGGGGCGGGCGCGGGCGCGGTGGTGCGCGCTGAAGGATCGGCTGATCGAGAAGCCGGTGCGGGAGGCGGGGGAACGGATCGATCTGCACTTTAGCAAGAGCGCGAGTGTGAGGGAGAGGTATCGGGCGGCGCAGATGGGGAATTCGAACAGGAAGGGGAAGAGTGCGAAGTGAGAAGTGCGAAGTGAGAAGTGAACAGCCAAAGGCAAATCACTCATTACTAATCTTTTAATAATCAATCAGACAGTTGTTATGAAGACAGTGCATGTAAGGCGGGACTTGGTGGAGGTAATCCATTCGATGCTGGGGATCATCCCGGTGGCGGAAGTAAGCCTGAGAGGGGATCTGCAGGTGCACCAGGAGGCGAATTTGTATCTGGCGCCGGAGGTGCAGGATTTCAATCCCGTGGCGAAGACGCTGGAGCTGCACCTGCATGGCCGTGAGGCGGTGTGGATCGATCTGCTTTTGAAGCTCTGGCGATGCGAACCATGGCCGGTGAAGGTCTTTAATATGGATGACTGGGAGTGGTGGGCGGGGGAATCGCTCGAGGCGTGCAAGGCGGCTTATTTGGGGAACATCGAAGGAGACGCTGAGGAGCTTGCCGAGATCCGCGAGATGCTGGAGTCCGCTGAGGAGGTGCCGGCGGAGCGCATGGACAGTCTGCAGTATCGCACGGGTGAGTATCACCCGGAGACGGGGGAGGAGATCGTGCGGAGCTTCCGGGCGGAGCTGGCGCGGAACATCGCGGATGGGATCGAGTTCCCGTGTCCGTTTGCGAGCACGGAGGGGTGAGGGAAAGGCAAATCATCAATCTTTCAATCATCAATCAGACAGGGAGGGGAAGTTATGGAAATCATTGTATTCGCATTAATCATAATGTGTTTTTTGGTGCTGTGGCGGGTGAAGCAGCTGCAAAAAGCGCTGGCGGCTGCGGAAGCCTTGACGGTGGAGGTGCTCGCGACGGGGCAGAAGTCGCTGGAGAACTGCGATGAGATTTACAAAGCATGGCAGGATGCCATGTCGCTGCTGTACAAGCAAAAGGCACAGGCTGCGCGGGTGCATCCGAAAAGGGTGGATGTGGAGCAGTGGATGTATGCACTGATCGCGAAGTATCAGGGGCACGGGCACCGGGTGGGGGATGCGGATTTCGAGGTGGATGGGCCGGAGCATCAGATGACGGCGGTTTACGAGGCGGCGCTGTCCCTGTGGACCGGCCGCGGGGAGTATGAGGAGGGGTTCGGTTTCTTCCTGGGCTACACTCGGGAAGAGGTGCAAAGCCTGGATGTCTTTGACCGGCTGATGCAGGGGCAGGATGTGATCCGGCCCTACCGTCCAAGCGGATCTGGAGATCCGCGGTCCCAGGGGGAGGAGCCTTTGCCGGATCCCCCGCCGATGGGGATAAAGCTTTAGGCCGTCCTCCTTGAGGCAGTCCGTTTGATGATTTGAAGTTTGGTGATTGGTAACTTTTTGAATTTAATACGATGAGTGCAGTACTTGGCAGGGTGGAGCGGGCGAAGGTGGTGGCGCATCCGCGGAATCGTTCGTTTGTCCGGGAGGGTCCGGAGTGGGAGGCGTGGGTGGAGGATCTGCGTCTCCATGGGATCAAGAGCGAGCTGGAGGTGCGGGAGCTGGGGGATGGGCGGAAGCAGATCATCAAGGGGCATCGCCGGCATGCGGGGTGGGGGGAGCTGGCGGCGAGGTTTCCGAAGGAGGAGCGTTTCCGGTGGGTGCCGGTGATTTGCAAGGAGATGACGGATGAGGAGGCGCTTTTCGAGTTGCTGCGGGACAATCTGCTGCACGAGGAGCTGGATGCGGTGCAGGAGGCGGAGGCGGTGGAGGCGCTGCGGGCGGACCTTGGGATTTCGCTCGAGGATATCGCGGGGCGGCTGAACAAGTCCCTGACGTGGGTGCGGACGCGGCAGCTGGTGCTGAATTTGCCGGAGGAGGCGAAGGTGGCGCTGAAGCGGGCACGGGAGGATGACCGGCATCTGCACATCGGGACGGTGCAGCTTTTGCTGGATCTGCGGCCGGAGGAGATTCCGCTGGCGGTGCAGATGGTGCTGCATCCGGAGTTCGACCTTAGAACGCTATCGCCGCGGCAGGCGGCGGATGCGATCGCGGAAGTGATCGTGAAGCCGCGCCGTGAGAAGGAGGCGTGGGAGGCGGGCCGGGAGAAGCTGGGGAAGGCGTGGCGTGCCTCGCTGCGGAAGCTGGCGCTGAAGGGGACGCGGGATGAGGTGCTGGTGACGGTGGTGCGCTGGGATGATCTGCCCTCGCTGCGGCCGGGGAAGGAGGCGGAGGCCGCGGTGCCGGCGGAGGAGCTGAGCGAGGCGGCGCCGGAGGGGCTGCTGTGGCTGCACCTGGCGGTGCGGCACGGGGTGGCGGTGCGGGTGAGGCCGGATCCGGCGAACGGGGAGCTGGTGCGGGCGGAGGTGGATGAGGTGCTGGTGCGGCAGGCGGAAGCGGCTTTGGCGGAAGCGGGGGGGGTGGCGTGGATTTTGGGGAAGAGGAGAGTGGGAAGTGGGAAGTGCGAAGTGGGAAGTGAGCAGCCGGAAGGCGGAGTGGTAAGTGGTAAGTGTGAAGTGGGAAGTGAACAGCCGCCGGACGGTGGGGCGGTGTCGCGGGCGCTGGCGGACATCGATGGTGAGCCGGATCCGGCGTGGGTGGCGGAGGAGCTTTCGCGGCCGGAGGCGGTGGTGGTGGAGCAGTCGATGGAGCGGACGACGGCGATCCGGATGGAGGAGGTGGTGAGGCTGAGGGCAGAGGCGCAGGCCTGGCTGGATCGGCCATTGACGCTGGAGGAGCTAACAAGCAAAGAGTCCGCGGATGAGCGGGACCGGCAGCATGAGGAGATGCTGTCCCGGTGGCCGGAGTGGGCAAAGCGGGATCATCTGTTCCTGGAGGATGTGGTGGATGTCTGCGATTGGGTGCTGTCGCTGAAATACATGCCGGATCCGAAGGCATAATCATCAATCATCAATCTACCAATCATCAATCGAAGTGGGAGGGGAAGTTATGGATGAGATCTATCGTGCAGGGGTGAACCATCATTTGCGGCAGCATCCGCGGTCTGGGATGTGGCATCTGAAGGTGCGGGTGAAGGAGCCGGGGGAGCCGCTTTCGGTGAAGGGGGAGGTGCGGAATTTCACGCTGAAGACGAAGAGCGTGGAGGAGGCGCGAAGGCGCAGGGACAAGGTGATGGGGGCGATGGATGAGGCGGGGTATCTGCCGAAATCGCCGTGGGGCAAGGGGATGACGGAGCGGAAGACAATCTAGCGAGCTTGGTTGAGAACGCCAAAGCAGGGCGGGGAGGGAGGTACGGCGTGTGTCGTACTTTCTGTGTCCCAGGGGGATTCCCCGTCCTGCCTATCGGCGGGGAGTGAGAAGTGAAAAGTGCGAAGTGATTATTGGGAAAGGCAAGGGGTCTATGGGTGAAGCAACGAAAATCGAGTGGTGTGACTATACGTTCAATCCGTGGATCGGGTGCGCGAAGGTGTCTCCGGGGTGCGCGCATTGCTATGCGGCGGCACAGGACAAGTTCCGGAAGTGGACGCCGGAGGGCTGGGGGGCGGGGAAGCCGAGAAGACGGACGAGCGAGGGGAATTGGAAGCTGCCGCTGAGGTGGGATGCGATGGCGGCTGCGGCGCAGCGGGCTCATGGGGCGAGCTCGATCGTTTCCGATTTGAGGCGGCCGCGGGTGTTCTGTGCCTCACTGGCGGATTGGCTGGATGATGAGGTGCCGGTGGAGTGGCTGGCGGATTTGCTTTCCTTGATCGATCACACGCCCAATCTCGATTGGTTGCTGCTTTCGAAGCGGCCGGGGAATTTCGAGAAGCGGATGCGTGCCGTGGCGGATGAGTTCTTCGGGATCGAGACGGTGAACGGGATGCAGCAGACGGGCAGCGGCGTGGCTGAGTTGTGGGTTTCGGGCCGGCACACGCCGCGTAATGTCTGGGTGGGGACGACGGTGGAGGATCGCGAAAGGGAGAGCCGGGTGGGGGATCTGTGCCGGATCCCGGCGGCGGTGCGGTTCCTATCGGTGGAGCCGATGCTGGAAGGAGTGGAGATTTTCACGGAGGGTGGTGCGCTGGACAGGGCGGATGCCGCGGGGAAGCTGGATGACCTGCCTTTCAACCGGGACAATCCCTGGCATATCCATTGGGTGATCTGTGGCGGGGAGAGCGGGCCGGGGGCGCGGCCGATGGACGTGGAGTGGGCGCGGGCGCTGCGGGCGGATGTGGAGAGCGGGGGTGCGGCTTTCTTCATGAAGCAGCTGGGAGGGGTTTCGAAGAAGCGCGGGGAGATGGGGGATTTTCCGGAGGATTTGAGGGTCCGGGAGTTTCCCACGCTGCGCGCGAATCACTAATCATCAATCTATCAATCATCAATCGAAGTGTGGGTATGAAGACGACGGAGACGCAAGCGAAGGAGCGACCGATACTTTTTAGCGGGGCGATGGTGCGGGCGATCCTGCGGGAGGATTGCCCGAAGACGCAGACGCGGCGGGTGGTGAAGGGGCTGCTGTGGGCTCATGCCGAGGCGGGGCCGAATCCTGCAGCGCCCCACGTGTACGGGGATTGGGCCAGTCCCAAGCCCTGCCCCTATGGTGAACCGGGAGATCGGCTGTGGGTGCGGGAGGCATTTAATTTTGCCCACATTGACTACCTAGCCCCAGGGGAGGTGCTTGGGAAATCGGAGGAGGAGTGCGTAGATGACAATCACGGTTTTGCCTGCGTATGCGGAGACGGCGTGATGTATCGGGCAGATGGCGAGCGGGAACATCCGGACTATGGGCGTGCGCTGTGGAAGCCTTCCATCCACATGCCGCGGTGGGCTTCGCGGATCTTGATGGAGGTGGTGAGCGTGCGGGTGGAGAGGCTGCAATCGATCACGACGGACGATATCATTGCGGAGGGGGTGACGTATCCGGTGGTGGAGAAGGAGGAAGGGAAGGTGGTGCCGTGCTTTGCACTGACGGGAAAATTCAAGGCGTGTGACTATTGGCCGAAGGTGGAGCCGCCGGTGATGGAGAACCTGCTGAAGCGTCCGGATCTGCATGATGTCCTTTTGCGCGGGGAGTGGGCGGCGCTCTTTGAATCGATCAACGGTAGGGGATCGTGGGATCTGAATCCGTGGGTGTGGGTGGTGGAGTTCAAGAGGCTCGACCGTCCAAGCGGATCTGGAGATCCGCGGTCCCAGGGGGGAGTGGCGAATATCGAACATTGAACGCCCAACATCGAACATCGAAGTGGGAGAAGGTTACTACAAGGCGGAGGAGGTGCGGGCGGCGGCTCGGGGTCGCTGGGGGGATGTGCTTTCGCGTTTCATGGATGCATCGCTGCTGGTGAACCGGCATGGGCCGTGCCCGGGGTGCGGGGGGAAGGATCGTTTCCGCTTCGATGATCGGGATGGGGAGGGGTCTTTTATTTGTTCGCAGGGGGGTGGTGGGTCTCTGGCGGGGGATGGGTTCGAGTTGATGAAGCATGTGACGGGGAAGGATTTCCCGGAGGTGCTGCGGATGGTGGGTGAGGTGGTGCTGGGAGAAGGCGGAAGGCACCGGAGATCGGAGGGCGGAGGTCGGCGATCGAACGAGGGGGTGGTGCGGGCGCCGGTGCGGGAGCGGGAGGAGTGGATCCCGCCGTATGATGTGAAGCGTTTGCGGGATTTCGTGAAGGCGGTGCCGGCGGAGGCGGGGGAGGCGGCTTGGCTGATGGAACGCTCTCCGGTGGATGTGGGGGCGATTGCATCGCCCGGGGAGTTCCTGGAGCGGGTGTATGCGCCGGGGGAGCGGGTGATGGTGTGCACGCGCTACAAGGGGCAGGGGGACTTCCTGTGGGAGGTGGGGCGGGGTGGCTTCCGCCTCTCCGATGATCCGGGGGTGCGGGCGGTGCGATCGGCACTGCCGACGGATGGGGGGCGGGATGGGGTATGGTTTCTCTCCAATCCGGTGGACGGGCGGTGGTACCCGAATCCGCGGCAGGGGGGGAAGCTGTCGCGGCGGAGCCAGGAGAGTGTGACGGGGTATCCCTTCCTGGTGCTGGAGAATGACGAATCCAAGAAGCTGCACTATGCGGCGGGGGAGGCGGCGAAGGCGGGGAAGGTGGAGGAGGCAACGCGGTATCGGGAGGAGGCGTACGAGGCGGAGCGGCTGTGGAAGCGCTTCCTGGCGTGCGTGCCGCTGCCGATCGTGGCGATTTACTCGAGCGGGGGATCCTCGTGGCATGCGCTGGCGCGGGTGGATCAGCCGGACAAGCCGAGCTTTGATGCTTACTTGCGAGGCGGCGAGGGGGTGGGGCCGGGGGCGAAGCGGTTGCTGCCGGCCTTCGGCGCGGATCCGAATGCGATGACGGCGGTGCGGCTGACGCGGCTGCCGGGGTGCACGCGGAACGGGAAGCTGCAGCGGCTGATTTATCTGAATCCGGGGGCGGCAGCGAGGGGGACGGTGAAGGTGTGGGAGATGGCACCATTAAGAAAAATCACCAATCACTAATCTTTCAATCATCAATCGGACAGGGAAGGGAAGGATATGGAAACTACTACGCTTATCGAACGTCCATCGGACGAGCTGCTTTTGAAGTTCACGGATCCCGCGGTGGAGCGCTTCGCGGTGATCCACAACGTGTGGAACTATAAGGGGGATCTAACGGAAACGGGGGATCAGCGGATCCGCGCGCGGATCGGGGACGAGGCGTGGGAACATTTCAACTGGGACACGGTGGTGTGTAATGGCTCGCTGATGGTGGTCTTTCCGAAGTGGAAGCATCCGCGCGGGGTGGATCGCCATTTCGGCGGCCCGAGCGCGCAGCATTGGTGGGCGATGGGGATGGCGGCGGAGCGGCACTCCGAAACTTTCGAGGCACCGCCGCGCCTGGTGAAGCGGATCCCGGTTGCGCAGCTCGAGCTGATGCAGGCGCTTCCGGGACTCGAAATCGTGCACGTGCCGAAGGTGTATTTCTGGAGGCACGGCAAGACCAAGAAGCGCTGCAGTGAACCGGCGCCGAAGGATTGCGCGTACTTCCGCTTCAATGGCGGGAAGGGCCTGGTGGTGATCGAGCCGGTAATGAGGAGGAAAGGGAAGTGAACTGGCTGCTGGTGTGGCGGAGCGGGCACGAGGTGCCGGTGCGGATCTATTTCTGCCGGACGGAGGGCGGCTGGGTGGCTTGTACGGTGGACCGGGAGGAGGCGATGCGGTTTCCGACGAAGGAGGCGGCGGAGCGGCAGTGGCTGGCCATGCATGCTTTCCCGGAGGACTATGTGAAGTGCCTGGTGAATGGATCGGCGTGGGCGGAGGCGGAGGATCAGCCGGCGCTTTTCGTGTCGCGTGATGTGGGGCAGGTGATGGGCGGGCGGGTGCGCGGGGTCAAGCGGGCCCGGTGCCGGCGCGGCGGGCCGCCACGCCCTACCGGTGGGGCCCGGGCGGGATGATTGACGCGGGGAGGAGAAGGCCGGGGGCGGTGTGGGCCCCTCTCCTTAATTTACGATGAGTTTAGTAGTTGCTGCTGTTTTACACCCTTACTTTTAGAAGCCCTGATTTGAATGAGCGATGCGGATGACCATTTGCGGGACCTGGGGAGGGCGGCGGGGATGCGGCTGGTGGAGGGGGATGGGGCGCCGCTGGTGCGGATCTCGCCGGATCTGAACGAGACGGCGAAGCTGCTGGGGCAGATCGCGACGCGGCTGGATATTTTCAAGCTGAGCGGGGAGCTGGTGTTTTTCGACGATGGGCTGATGCGGGTGATGACGGGGCGGATCTTTCGTACGTGGATCAATGACCATGTGGTGATGGCGACGAAATTCGCGGCGGATGGAAGCGCGGTGCGGGGGACGCTGGAGGTGACGGATGCGGCGACGATATTGGATTCGCCGAATTTCAGACGGGGGGTGAGGGAGTTGCGGGGGGTGGAGCATGTGAGGCTTCCCGTCTTGCGACGAATGCCGAATGCCGAAGCACGAATGACGAATGAGCAGCCGAAGGCGCCGGACCGTCGAAGCGGATCTGGAGATCCGCGGTCCCAGGGGAAGGCGCCTAACGGTGACGGCGCGGTGGGGGCGTCATGCCCTACCTTTGTGCTGGATGTGCTGCCGTGGGGGTATGATGCGGAGACTTGTGTTTATACGGTGGATCCGGGGTGGGATTATGACCGGGATGTGGCTTGGGAGGCGGGGAAGGTGGGGCTGGACCGGATCGATGCGGAGTTTCCTTTCTCCGATGAGCGTAGTAGATCGGTGCAGCGGGCGGGGGAGCTGGCGCTTTTTTGCAAGCATCTGCCGGACGGGCTTTCGCTGCGGCCGGGGTTCCTGTGGCTGGGGAACAAGGCGGGAAGCGGGAAATCGATCCTGGCGAAGAAGGCGCTTTACCCCGTTTTGGGGAAGGCGATTCCGGCGAAGCTGAAGCGGGGGGAGGAGCTGGATAAGGAGATGGAGGCTTTCCTGCGGGCGCGGCGGCCGTATGTGTTCCTGGATAATGTGTACGGGGGGATCGCGAGTTCGACGCTGGATCAGATGTTGACTTCGAAGGGGAGCGCGGGGCGGGCGATGGGGGGGCACGAGGTGTTCGAGGCAGATAATACGGCGTTGCTTTTGGTGAGCGGGAATGGGCTGGAGTTGAACCCGGATGCGGCGCGGCGTTTCAGCGTGGTGGATCTTTTCGAGAAGGGGGATCCGAATGATCGGCGGCCGAAGGAGCGGCTGGATGATGATGTGATGCTGACGGTGGAGTGGCGTCGGAAGATGCTGGGTTATCTCTTCTCCCTGGTGGCGCGGTGGGTGGAGGTGGGGATGCCGCGGGGGAAGGTGGTGATCCCGAGCTTTGAGCGCTTCTGTGAGCTGATGGGGGGGATCGTGACGTGCGCGGGGTATGAGGAGCCTTTCCAGCCGGCGGTGATCCCGGATGCGATTTCGCCGGAGAAGGAGGATTTTTCGGAGCTGCTGGATCTGGTGCTGGGGGAGATGGGGTCGGAGATTGAGCGGGAATTCACGCTGGATGACCTGGCGCGCCTGGCGCGGTCGGCGGGGCTGTACACGGAGCAGGTGGGGACGCTGGCGGAGGGGAAGCGGCTGACGGTGAAGCTGGACGGGCTGAAGGGTGAGCTGGCAAGCATCGCGGAGGATTGCGGGTATCTGGAGCCGAAGCACCGGAGCGCCTTTGGCAAGAAGATGGCGAAGCATGTGGGGCAGGAGCCGCGGGCGAAGTGCGGGCGGACGGTGGAATTTGGCAAGCGGACGCAGGGGAGGAAGGCGACTTTTACGATACGGGTTATTGGCTGAAAGGGAGGGGAGTTGCTATGTTGGGAGAATTTTACGATCTGAGCGACAGTTGGCTGATTCGTTACCCGATGACGATCGGGGTGGACATAAGCTGGATAGGGAGCGAGCCGGACTTGCGGGCTGATGGTTTCCTTTCGGGGACGTCGCTGAAGGCGCAGCGGGCGCGTTTCAATTGGTATCTGAACCATCTGGCGGAGCTGCGCGGGGAGACGCCGCGGGTGGTGCTGAAGGTGCATCCGCAGGGGAAGAGGGTTCTTCCGCGGTGGGGTGCGCGGGCGAGGGAGCAGAGAACCAGGAGGGGGCAGGGATGAGCCGGAGCGAGGAGATAGACGCGGAGGCATCGGAATGAGGACAGAGACGCTAGATTTGCGGCTGATGGATTGCATGGACCTCATGCGTGAGTATCCTGATGGGCATTTCGATCTGGCGATCGTGGATCCGCCATACGGCATCTCTGCCCCCAAGATGGGAATGGGTGCCGGTTACTCGGATGGGAAATACTATGCCCAGGGTAGGAAGGGCCGTCTGCATGCCGGTGCCGGAAAGCTGAAAGACCGGAAGCTGCAGACGATGAAGAGCGATTGGGACGAGCGGCCGCCTGGGCCGGAGTATTTCGCGGAGCTCTTCCGTGTGGCGAAGCATGCGATCATCTGGGGGGGGAATTACTTCCCTCTGCCCCCGACGAGGTGCGTGGTGGCGTGGGACAAAGAACAGCCTTGGGAGAACTTTTCCCAGTGGGAGATGGCGTGGACGAGCTTCGATAAGCCGGCGGCGCTGTTCCGGCGGCAGAATGGTAGCCTCGAGCCGGGGAAGATTCATCCTACGCAGAAGCCGGTGAAGCTTTACGACTGGCTCCTTTCACGGTTTGCCGCGCCGGGGCAGCGCATCCTGGATACCCATTTGGGAAGCGGCTCGATCGCGATTGCGTGCCACTATTTCGGGGTGCATCTGACGGCGAGTGAGATCAGCGAGGAGTATTTCCCGAAGACATGCGAGAGGATCGAGCGGGAGACGCGGCAGATGACGTTGCTGTGACGCCTGGCTTGCCGCTGGGGTGAAATGCGATAGAAAGGACTGGAGCGATGAAGAGCAATATCTGGAATTTCGAGGCGGGGCAGGAGCCTGCGTATGTGACGGTGGGTTGCCGTGAGGGGATGGGGATGGAGGGGCTGCGGCGGCTTTTCCCGGAGGGGAGGGCGAATGAGGAGAATGTGGTGCTTTTCTCGACGTCGGGGGTGCATGGGAGCTACAAGACGCTCGAGGACATGGAGAGGGAGGTGATAGGCCAGCGGGAGGGGGATGGGGCGGTGACTTTCGTGGTGGTGCATCCGCGGACGTGTTGCCTGCGGTACGGGGTGTGCGAGCCGCAGAACGGGGATGATATCGCTTTCCTGAAGGGGCTGCGGGAGAGTTCGCGTGAGGCGATGGTGAGGATCGGGTAAGGGAAGGTGCGTTGCAGCGCCCTGTGGGGCCTGAGGAGGGGTGGTGTGGGCAGGGAGGGTGCTTCCCTGCCCTTTTCCGTGCGGAGGGGAGGAGGGCGCGTGGGGCGGCGCGGGAGCGCCTTTATGCGTGATCGGCCGATAGGCCGGACGATATGGGGTTGCGGCGAGGGGCACGGGGGCGATTGCGGGCGTGGGGGCGTGCCGGGGTTCCGGGCGCGCGCGTTCTTTTGAGGGGGGAAACCATGTACGCGGACCTCTGCACGTGTGTCGGCATCGGGGGAGGAGTGGGGTATTTCCACGGCTGAGGGTGTCGGAAACCTGTGACCACTGCGCGGACCTCTGCGCGCTGGAAGGCTTGGTATTACAAGGGCTGTGCTAGGTAGCAGAGGTTGATAGGGTTTTTAGGAGTGCTAAAAACCAGTGTATTTCCTGCCCAGCAGGGGCAGGAGAGGTGACAGACCTGTGTCACCTGTGCAGAAGGGTGACGAAGGCTGATAGTAAGGGGGGGGTAAGGAATCTTTTCCGGTGTCAGACCCGTGCGGGGTCCTGATTCTCCCAGCCAAAATGAGGGGGCGGGGTGTGGATTTTTTTTGGCACCGGGATTTGTGGCCCTTTTTGTGGCACCGGGGGTTTGACACCGGGGGGCGGGGGAGTGTCAGAGGAGGTTGCCACGGTCGGGGGCGTGGGGGAGCGGGTGCCGGTGCCGGAGGCGGCGCGCCGGTATGGGGCCGCGCCCCGGACGGTGAAGCGGTGGAAGGCGACGGGAAAAGAGAAGGGGGACCGGTGTCCGTTGGAGGATCCGGTGGCGATGGTGGCCTGGTGGCAGCGGACCATGGTGCAACGGGTGCCGGATGGGATCTGGGCTGCGGTGCGGGCGGTGCAGGGTGATTCACCGGGCCCGCTTTTTGATGCGGCTCCGGAGGTGATCGATGCACCAGTGGTGGTGGATGATTCACCGGTGGCGGAAACCTATGCGGAACCGGCGCCGGCGGAGGGGGAGGATGAGATTCTGGAGACGGGGCTCGAGGTGGAGCTGGGGAATTTGGAGAGGCTCGCGGCCAGGTTGGCGAAGAAGGCTCACGAGCCGGGGCAGACGAAACCGTATCTCGATACCCTGGCGCGGATCGGGGCGCTTTCGAGGTCGCTGCGGGAGGAGGCGGAGAAATTGGGGAAGCTGGTGCCGAAGGAAATGGTGGAGGACGTGTTGCGCGGGCTTCACGCGTCGATTTTGACGGAGTTCCGCGGGATGTACCGGGGGATGTGCGAGGCCTGCGGGCTGGTGATGATGCCGGCGAGCGAGGCGCGGTGGAACGCGATGGTGGATGAGCTGTGCGAGCGTCTTGGGGGGGACGTGCTGTCGTGAAGTTCGGGGCGAAGTCGGTGCGGGCCTTCGTGGTGGGGGTATTGCTGGGGATCTATCAGCCGCTTCCGAATGAGGCGATGTGGCTGTGGGCGGAGCGGACGCTGCGGATCCCGGCGACGGAAAACGAAGAACTGGCGGGGACCTTGTGGCGGAGCTGGAATTCGCCGTACGTGCGGGAGCTGATGGCGTGGCTGCAGCGGCCGGGCAAGGGGGAGTTCTGGGTGAGGAAGAGTTCCCAGGTGGGCGTGACGATGGCGGTGCTGATCATGATCTGCTGGATGATCGTGCACCGGCCGGCCAACACGCTGTACGCAATCAATTCGGTGGCGGAGGCCACGCGGATTTCGGTGACGCGGCTGAAGCGGTGGATCGAGGAGAATTCGCTGCTGGATGAGGTGAAGGGGTCGCCCGATGACCTGTCAAACCTGACGTACACGCTGCGGGGGATGACGGTCTATTTGATCGGTGCGCACTCGGCGGGGGCGTGGAAGAACAAGAGCGTGGCGTTCTGCGTGCTGGACGAGCTGGACGAGCACGAACACCTGGAGGGCACCGGGAGCACGGTAAACGAGGCGCGAAGCCGGTTGAAGCGTCCGCGGAATGCGAAGCTGCTGGGGTTTTCCACCCCGGGGCGGATGGATCACATTCACGGGCTGTGGGAAAGCGGCACGAGAGAGGAGATCCGGTTTCCGTTCCCGTGCTGCGGGCATGTTCAGGCGATGCGCTGGGAAAATTTCGTGTTCGGATCCGACGAATTCAAAGACCTGGCGGGCGAGTATGACCGAGGCAAAGTACGGGAGGGGGCGTACTTCAAGTGCGAGCTCTGCGGCGGCCGGTTGAAGGATGAGCAGAAGATGCTGGCGATGCAGGAATACGAGAGCGTGCCGACGGCGGAGGGGAAAACGAAGGATGACCCGATCCGGAGCCTGCACCTGTGGGATGCTTACTCGAAATTCGTCCATTTCGGAGACATGGCGCTGAAGTGGATCGATTCGCAGGGGAGCGAATCGGGGATTCAGGACTGCATGCAAAACATGCGGGGCGAGCGGTACGAGCGGAACGGGAAGCAGCTGAAGGCGGAGGACGTGCTGGCGCGGAAGGGGAGCTATTTGAAGGGGCGGGTGAACTTCCGGCCGCTGGTGGTGCTGCAGGCGACGGACATTCAGGACGAAGTGGTGAAATCGGTGAAGGGGGCCTTTGATTTGAAGGGGAACCTTTACCTGATCGACTGGCAGCAGAACGACCACCTGGAGGAGGCAGCGGATTGGTTGTATGATCCGGTGCTGGGGCGCGAGGAAGGGACGGTGGTGCAGGTTTCGTGGGGGGTGATGGACGAAGGTTTCCGGATGAAGCAGGTGCGGGAGCTGTGCCTGGATCACGAGCCGCGGTGGTGGCCGATCAAGGGGCGCGGTGCCGGGCAGATCGATCACCTGTGGCGGACGAGCCTGAAATTCGCGCGGGGGAGCGAGGAGATTCTGACCTATCAGATCAAGGAAGAGGAGTTCAAGTGGCAGCTGCTGAAGATGATCGCCGACGACAAGCGGCGCGAGGAGAAGGGGCTGACGCGGATCTGGCTGCCGGGGGATGTGGACGAGCACGATCCGCTGGTGCAGGAGCTTTGCAATGAGCGGCCGGAGCTGAATGCGAAAACGAAGAAGTGGGAGTGGAAGAAGAAGGGCCCGAATGACTATTGGGACTGCGTGAAGTACCTGCTGGCGCTGTGGGCGATCAAGGAGACGGAGTGGCGGGCCTTGGCGAAGCAGATCATGGAGGAGGAAGGGATTCCGTTTTGACAGGGGCGGGGAGGTGTCGTTTGAGAACGAAGAAATACGGTATGAGGAACATAATGCTGTTAGCGATGGGGGCCTTGCTTTGCGGGTCCGTGATGCAGGCGGGTGCGGTCGATGATGCCCTTTCGTGGGAGCATCTGCAAAAGGAGCGAAGTAGCTGGAAAGCCGCGTTCTTTGAGGAAGTCGCCAGCGAGTCGCAGTCGTGGAGCGAGGCGCTGTCCTTCGACTACGAAGCGCCTGGCGCGGTGGTGCTGGATGACGGCCTGAATTTCCGCGTGATCGTGGAGATCGGCGTGGATCACCCGGTGTGGGCCCTGGTGGATGTCGATGAAGGCTGGCAGGGGCTGGTGATGCCCGGCCAAGGGTGTCCGCAGGAGGTGCCGGCGAAACAAATCGGTGATCCGATCGATGTGACGAGGCAGGTGGACCGGCCGCCGGGTGGGGGTTTGGCTTCGAATTCGCTCGTGCTTCCCCGCGGTTGTTTGACAGGCGGGGAGAGGTGTTAGTGAAACAGCTGGATTGTTTACAGGACTGCGGGGTGGCCAGGTGGCCACCCCGTTTCCGTGGGTGAGGGGGAGTCCCGGCCGGGTGGGGCCAGGCTGGAGCCTGGCGTGCCCGGGGCCCTACCTTTGACATGATGGGGCGGGGAGATGGTGGACGAGTCACGGCTTGCGGGGATCCGGCGGTATTGGACGCGCGCGGAGATCGATGAGGCGTACCGTCAAATCCTGGCGATCGACTGGAAGCAGGCGAAGGACAAGACGGTGGTGGTGGGGAAGTCGAATGCGGACGCGAGCGCGAGCGCGCAGGTGGTGGTGACGCAGCAGACGGCGCCGATGTGGATGGCGATTTTCGAGGCGCGCTTGAAGGAGTTGGATGCGGTGGATGCGGGGACGGGGACGCTTTTCCAGGGGACGGAGCATGTGAATTTTGCGGGGAGGTACATTGATCCATGAGCAGGAAGCGGAGAAAAGGCAGAGTGCCAAGTGATCAGTCAGCAGTGACAAGCGGAAGTGGACTTCCGCGGTCCCAGGGGGAGGCGGTGCCGATGGTGCCGCAGGCGGCGGTGTTCGGGTGGAGCGGGTACGCGGGGGCGAATCAGTCGGAAGCCCGCGGGATGGTGAATTGGCCGACGCTGGATTCGTCGAAGGAGCTGGATTCGTGGTCGCGGAGCGAGCTGTGCCGGAAGCTGGCGTGGCTTTACGCGAACAATGGGATTTTCAAGGGTTTCATCGATACTTCGGCGGACCTGATGGGCTGGCTGACGCCGCAGGCGCTGACGGATGACGAGGAGTGGAACGAGGAGGTGGAGCAGCGGTACCGGGATTGGTGCGGGACGGAGAACGTGTTCGACGTGGCCGGGAAGTTCAATTTCAAGACCGCCCAGCCGATGCTGGCGCGGGCGGCGCTGTCGATGGGGGATGTTTTCACCGTTTTGACGGAAACGGCGACGAGGCGGGCGCAGTTCGCGTTCTATGAGGGCTATCAGCTGGCGAATCCGAAGGATGCGAGTGAGCGGTGGCGGGACGGGGTTTGCGAGGAGACGCCGGGCGGGCGGCACCTGGCGTACGGGTTCCGCGACGGGAAGACGGGGAACGTGAAGGTGATCCCGGCGAAAGACGTGATTTACACGGGTGAATTCGGGAAGCCGGGGCATCCGCGGGCGGTCCCGAGGCTGGCGCACGCGATCAATGACGGGCTGGATATTACGGAGATCAACGGTTTCACGAAAAAGGCGATCAAGACGGCGGCGCTGTTCGGGATCGTGCGCCAGGTGAACAATCCGAACGTGCCGCGGAGCCACATGGGGATCGCGGGCGCGCCGGCGCAGGAGGTGCGGACGCGGGCGGGGAATACGGCCGCGGGCGAGCCGGAGACGGTGACGGAGCGCTTCGAGACTTCGGGGGTGTTCCAGGATGGGCAGATTCCACGGCTGCCGACCGGGGAAGAGGCGAAGATTTTGCATGATTCCCGGCCGCACCCGAACCAGCAGGCGTTCAAGGCGGACCTGATCCGGCAGATTTCGGTGGGCTACGGCTTGGCCCCCGAGGTGGTGTGGCAGATGGCGGGGCTGACGGGTCCGGGGGTAAGGTTCGAGCTCGACAAGGCGGGGCGCTGGGTGGACATGCGGCGGCTGGCGCTGCTGTTTCCGTGGAACCGGACGGTTTACCTTTATTGGCTCGCCAAGGAGATGAAGTACGGCGGGCTGCGGATGCCGCAGGCGAAGGCCGGGAAACCGGTGCGCTGGTGGGCGCACGACTACGTGGCGCAACGGGATCTGACGATCGACCGGGGAAAGGAAGGGAAGCAGCGGATGGACGCGATCGACGCGGGGCTGGGAACCTGGGCGAGTTGGTATCAGGAGATGGAGGGGAAGGACTGGCAGGGCCCGATCCGGCAGCGCGTCAAGGAGGTGAAGTTCGCGAAGGAGGAGTGCGCGGCGGCGGGGCTGGAATATGAGGAGGTGTTCAAACCGCGGCAGGGGACGGCGGTGGCGGAGAAGAGCGGGGAGCAGGGAGGGGAGAGCGAGGAGGAGGAGCCGGAGAAAAAGTGAAATACGAAAGGCGTAGTAGATGAAATATCCAAGGATCGCGGCGAAGCTTTATGAGACTCCCTGGCTGATGTACCGGCCGCGGTATGAGGAGATGTGCGCGGGATTCGAGGAGGTGCGGCGTGCGGCGGCGCTGCGGCAGGCGGCGGATGATCCGGTGGGGCCGAAGATCCGGGATTGGTGGACGGATGAGGAGCGGATGGCGCATCCGCAGATCGAGTATTCGGACGGTTTGGCGCTGGCGCGGGTGCACGGGGTAACGGGCAAGGGGCTTTCGAAGATGGAGATGCAGTGCGGGGGCTTCGATACGGGTCTGTTCCGCGAGCAGCTGAAGAACATCGCGGAGGATGAGCGGGTAAAGGCGCTGGTGATCGATTTCAATTCGCCGGGAGGGATGGCGGCGGGGAACGCGCAGGCCTCGGCAAGCATCCGGCAAGTCGCCGATGCCGGCAAAAAGGTCTATGGTTATACGAGCGGGATGTGCTGTTCCGCGGCGTATTGGATGGCCAGCGCGTGCGATGAGTTGCATGCGGAGGGTGATGCGATCGTGGGGAGCATCTCGACGATTTTTGCGGGGGTGGATTCGTCGAAAGCATGGGAGAAGGAAGGTTACGAGCTGAAGGTTTTCGCCACCGGGAAGTTCAAGGCCACGGGGATGTCCGGGAAGGAGTGGACGAAGGAGGAGGAGGATTACATCTGGGAGCGGATCCGAAAGATCGATGCGGAATTCAAGGGATTCGTGAGCTCGCGCCGGGGGATTCCGAAGGAGGAAATGGAGGGGCAGTGGTGGTATGCCCGGCACGCTCCGGAGAAGCTGGTGAACTCGACGAAATTCGAGAGTTTGGAGGCGTTTTTGGAAGTGGTGATGGCGAGTCTGTGATGGGGTCGCCTACCGGTGGGGCCAGGCTGGAGCCTGGCGAGCCCGGGGGCAAACAGCCCGGCGCGGCGGGCCGCCACGCCCTACCCTTTGACATGGGGTGGCGGTCATGGATCTGACGGAGCAGAAGGCGATCGTGGGGTTGCGGGCGGTGGGGGCTTCGACGCGGCAGGGGGTGTCGTGGAAGGCGGCGCATGGGACGGCGCCGAGCGGGGACGTGGTTTCGCTTTCGTCGGCGACGGCGGCGCTGGTGCTGGTGTGTACTTCGGGGGCGACGAGCGGGCGGTTGTCGATCGTGATGGAGGAGCTGGCGGCGAATTGCGATGTGCTGGTGGATTCGGCGATCGAGACGATTTCGGTGGCGGATATCACGGGGACAGGGGCGGGGTCGCTGAATGTGACCTATACGCGGACGGCGAATGTGAACGGCTGGCCGTCGTGGACGAACGCGACGGCGGTAATCCGGCGGGCGAGCAATTTTTGGGAGATCGTGCTGGGAGGAGTGGTGCAGTTCCGGGCGTATTCGCCGGTGACGGTGCTGCCGACCTTGGTGCCGGCGTGGGAAGCGGTGGGGGCGGCGACGGGGACGCCGGATGTGGGCGCGGCTTCGTCGGGCGAGGAGCCGGTGCTGAATCGCGCGGGATGGGTGGATTTCGAGAATCGCGCGCTGGGGGATCCGCAGGGGGTCCGCGGTTTGCGGGTGACGTGCACGGCGGGCGGGTGCGGGGCGGGCTGGGCGGCGGGGATGCTGGAGCTGGCGGCCGGGGATTCGTTTCTGTTCGTGCGGCCGGCGGGGGATACGCCGGGGTGGCTGGGGGAGACGCTGAATGTGGTGGCGCTGGAGGTGGATTCGGCGTGGGAGGTGGATTTGGTGCTGGAAGAGGCGGAGTGAGAAGTGGGGAGTGAAAAGTGGGAAGTGGAAGGCAAGAGGGCAGGTGCCGAGTGATCGGTGAGCAGTGATCAGGGAAGGCGCCGGGCTATCCAAGCGGATCTGGAGATCCGCGGTCCCAGGGGACGGCGCGGCGGGCCGCCACGCCCTACCCTTTTGACACGGTGGGGCGGGTTGTATGAGCTTTTCCGCGCAGAAGATCACGACGGGGCTGGTGGCGAAGGGGACGTCTTCGAATACGGGGGTTTCGGGGAAGGCGCAGGTGGGGAACCAGAGCCTGACGACGGGGGAGAATGAGAACGACGCGGTGCGGAGTTATCCGCTGGTCGATGTGGTGGGTTCGTTCAAGGTGACGTCGGCGGCGATTTCGAATGTGGCGACGCTGACGGTTTCGAGCGGGGCGGTGGCACAGACGACGGGATCTCCGGTGATCGATGGGAGCGGGGTGGATTTCCAGGGGGATGCGCGGGCGACTTCGACGAAGATCATGGGGATCCGGGTGCGGACGCCCGCCACGAACACCGGGACGGTGGCGCTGGCGGGATCGAGCTCGGGTTTGCTGCCGGCGGTGACGCTGCAGGCGGATTCGGAGATCCTTTTGAAGCTGCCGGCGGCAGGGATCGCACACACGACGGCGACGCAAAGCTATACGTTCAGCGCGGCGAGCGATCAGGTGTTCGTGGAATACCTGGCGAAGGTGTAAGTGCGAAGTGGGAAGTGGGAAGTGAACAGCCGGAGGAAATTTTAAGCCATGGACGCAGCGGGAAATCGGATCTTTGACGGGAACGTGAACAACACTTCGCAGGCGGTGGAGGGGATGCCGGCGGGGCAGGGGATCGCGATCGCTTGCGATGGGGATGTGCTGCTGGAGTGGTGGATCCCGGAGAAGGCGGATTACGATGGGACGGGGGAGACGATTTCGGCGCCAGGGGGAACGGTGGAGTTTTGCCCGCACAACAAGGCGCAGTTGACGACGACGGGGAGCGTGAACATCGGGATTTTGAAGGTGCAGAAGCAATCCGCCTGAGTTTGCTAGTGTTCAGTTTTCAGTTTTCAGGGGAAGGCAGGTGAAGATCTTGATACTATGGGGATCGTACGTCAGGGGCTGGTGCGGCAGGGTTTCGTCCGGCAGGGCTTTTCGGTGCGGCCGTCAGGGGAATCTATGGATGATTTTCAGATGAACTATTTACAGAAATATCACACCGGGCCGACGGATGCGCTTCATAACTTCAGAGTCCGGGCGGACCGAGGAGAGGACGTGGCTGCAGGATTCGTCGGGGACAGCCTGTTCTTCGCCAGCAACGGGCTTCCCACGAACTTCGCCGCGGACATGGCCGTGCGGTATCCTACGCACCGGGTGGAGTTGTTTCAGGCGGCGTCGAACATGCAGAGCATCACCCGGACGGTGGTGAGTGAGGGGCCGAGCGGCAGGCGTTACCGCGGCTTCGCGGCCAGCACCACCATCGGCGGAACGATGGGCCTAAACATGGCCCGCGCGGACATGGATGGGGCTGCCGCGGTGGAGTTCGAAGGGGAGATATCCCTCGCCGCTGGATCGTTGAATGGCAGTGGTTGGCCGAATGTGGGGCAGTGGATCGTCGGGCAGGGTACGACCGGGAACCGCAATGCTTTCTACTTAAACCCGACCGGAGTCTTAGGGGTGCTGGTCACCAAGACCGGCGGTGCCAGCACCACTTCGCTGCAATCGAGCGCGACCGTCCCGGCTATGACCGCGGACGTGCCGGTCCGCTACCGTGTGTATTTCGTGGCAAACAACGGGAGCAATGCCACCGCGAATTTTTATTATTCAACGGACTTGGGTGTGACATGGACCGAGGTGGGCACCCAGCGAACGGCAGCGGCGGCCTCCGTGGCGCGTGATGGATCGAGCGCCTACTGGATTGGAACCCCTTTCGGGCAGGCTACTGGATTGGAATTCAAGATCTACCACGCGCAGGTGAGGATCGGAACGACCCGTGATCCCATTTTGCCGGAGCGCATCTCCCTGTGGAGCGTTGATGACGGCCAGACATCAGGAACGCCATCGCTTGGTGGATCGCCGACGATCTATATCGATCAGGCGGCGCAGAACGGAGCGACTCTCAAGACGAATGGGTTCTTCACGGGCGCGGGTGCCGGGGATTTTCCCACGGAAGCCTACCGGTGCTGGACTGACCACAAGCCGGAGTTCGTGGTGATCCGTAGCAGTCACAATGATACCGGTGTTTCTCCCGCGGATTGGGAAACCTATATGGACTCCGCGGTGACGGCGGTGCTGGCGCGATACGCCTACGATCCGCCGATTTTGCAGATGACCCAGAACCCGGAGTCAACTTCAGGATCAGGAGCCGAGTTGGCAGCACAGCACAACCGGCGGCAGGGCGACATTGTGACCTATGCCCTTAAGAAGGGTCGCGGATGCGTGGACATTTACAAGGCCTTCGTCGATGCAAACAACGCTTCCTACATCAGTGGTGATGGCGTGCATCCTTCGAGTGGCGGCTATGCTTTCGAGGCGAGCACGTTCCTGAAGCTGCTCAAGTTCGCTTGAAGAGGCGGGAGGACGGGACGGGTGGGGCCAGGCTGGAGCCTGGCGAGCCCGGGGGCGTCGCGCCCTACCTTTTGACACGGGGCGGTGCCTTGTATGAAGGCGAGTTTCCGGAATGAGTTCGTGCGGCCCGCGGTGGCTGCTGTCGCAGTGGCAGGCCATGGGTTCCATGACCAGGCGGAGCAGGAGCAGCAGGAGGGGGGAGATCAGAAGGAGGGTGAAGGTGATTCCGATTCCGATGAGAAAGATCCTGATCCCGATGCTGAGCCGGAGAAGGATGAGAAGGATCCGGAGGCGAAGGCGCCGGGCTTGCTGGAGCGGATCGGGGCGAACCTGCAATCGAAGGGGACGCTGACGAAGCGGGCGCTGGAGGCGGAGGGGAAGGTCAAAACTCAGCAGGCGGAGATCGCGGCTTTGAAGGGTCGCGAGGCGGCGCTATCGGCGGAGCTGGATGAGCTGAAGGCGGAACGGGCTTCGATCGAGGCGCTGTTGGAGAAGTCGCAGGCGGAGGCCGCGGAGGAGAAGGGGAAGAATGTTTCCGCGGAGCAGAAGGCGGCGGAGATCCTGGCGGCGAACGGGGTGAAGCAGGGGGATCTGCCGGCGGCGGAGACGGAGGACGAAACGCTGGAGGGTCTGCAGGCGCGGATGGCGACGGCGAAGACGGCCAAGGAGAAGTGGGATCTGCAGGAGAAGATCAACTCCAAGATGTTTGCCAATTGACACGGCGGGGCGGGGGAAAAGCAGCACGAACCAGAGGAGTAAATTACCATGTCACTCACACTTTCCGCAGGCCTGATCCTGCAACCGGTCCTGAAGGCGTACAAGACGCGCTTTCCGATGTTGTTCAAGATGGGTCTGGACCTTCGCGGTTCCGCGACGCCGTTGAAGCTGAACACCACCTATACGGCGCACATCCGCACGTTGCCAAGCTCCGCCGCGTATGTGGCTGGATCCGGCGGCTACAAGGCGGGTGCGACGAGCGCGCGGACGCTGCTGACGGACGTGCCGATCACGGTGGACAAGCATCGCCACGTGCCGCTCCTCTGGGAGCACCTGAACCTGATCAAGGATCACAAGGCGACGTGGGAAGGCGCGATGGCGGATGCCGGCTACGTGCTCGGCAAGGAAGCGGTGGACAGCGTGCTTTCCAAGGGCGTGCGCAACAGCGCCTTCTCGAACACGATCACGGAGACGGTGGCGAACAGCGACCGCGATACCCTGGCGGCGGCGTGCGAGGCGATGAACACCAACCATGCGAGCCCCTTCGGCCGCATCGGGATTTGCTCAAGCGCGTTCATGACTTCGGTCTATGGCGATGCCGAGGTAGCGAGCCGCGATTACTACGGCATGCTGACCGGATCGAGCGCGCTGCGCGTGCTGCGGAACATCGAGGGCTTCGAGGCGATTTACGAGTATCCGGACTTCCCGTCGGCCCTCACGTATGAATTCACCGCCGAGGCGGATGACGATCTGCTGACGATCAGCGGCGGCCACGAGTGGCAGACGGGTGACAAGGTGCAGGTGAGCAACAGCGGCGGCGGCTTGCCGACCGGCCTGAGCGCTGCCACCACCTACTATGCGATCCGCGTTTCCTCCACGACGCTGAAGCTCGCGACGAGCGACGCGAACGCGGTGGCGGGCACGGCGATCAACATCACCGGCGACGGCACGGGCACGCAGACGATCGTGGGCTTCGACAATACGTCCTGCCTGTTCTTCACGCAGGAATCGATCGCGGTGCTGGCGGGTGTTCCGCAGGGAACGAACGAGGCCGCTTCGGCGCTCGGGATTCCGCTGCTGATGAAGATGGATCCGTTCACGGAACCGGACAGCGGTCTGACGATGATGCTGGTGGCCTGGCAGGAAACGGGCACGGCGGATCTGTATGCCTCGCCGACGAACATCTGGGGTTCTGCCCTGGGTCGCCAGAGCGGCGCGGCGGACAGCCTGACGGACCGTGGCGCGCTGCGCGTGATCACGGAGTAAGACCTTTTTTCCCCACACCCCGGGGGCTGCCGCTCATGACAGCTGGCGGCCCCCAAACTTTTTTGAAGCGATGAATCAGGTGATTGTGATCGGCTACGATAGCCGGAAGCGCCGGACCGCGAAGGCGGTGGTGCTTTACTGCGGAAGCGATGCGGAGGCCGGACGGCAGACGCACTACAATCCGCCGAAGGGGATCGTGAAGACGGCCTTTGTGCGGAATCCGGAGGGACGGTACCGGGTGCATGATCCGGAGCGGAAGGGTGCGCCGGAGGGGGAGGTTGTTTCCTCCCCGGTGGAAGTGCTCGACTTCCCGGCGGCGAAGGGAGTGATCGCGCTGCTGGTGGAGAGTCTCGATGAGGCGAACAAGCGGCTGGGTGAAGCCGAGAAGCCGCAGGTGATCGTGTTCCTGGCGGAGGGTCTGACGGATCTGGATGAGGAGGATGCGAAGCAGTTCGATGCGCTGAAGGCGCTGGAGGATGCGACGCGGACGCTGGGGGCGAAGGAGGAGGATCACCGGAAGTTGCTCGAGCAGCTGAAGGAGAAGGATGAGCAGGTTTTGATGCTGGCCAATGCGGCGGCAGCGGATGGTGCGACGCTCGAGGCGCTGCGGAAGGAGCTGGATGCGCTGAAGGCGGCGGGATCTACGGCGAGTGTCGTAGGTGAGAAGCCGGCGCTGGAGCTTTTGCCGGATGCGGTGAAGGACGATTCGCCGCCGGCGAAGCCGGAGAAGGCGCCGAAGAAGTAAGGTTTTTATTTTTCCGCACACACGGAATCAGGAAAGCGGTCGGGATCTGCGGGGGCGGGTTCCGGCCGCTTTGTTTTAAGGCAGGGTGGCAAGTGCGAAGTGTGAAGTGGGAAGTGAACAGCCGAAGGCACCGGGCCTTCCAAGCGGGTTGAAAACCCGCGCTCCGGATTGACGCGGGGGCGGGGTTATGGATGCGGAGGCGTTGCGGGAGTTTGATGAGCTGGCGGCGGAGACGGGGCGTGCGCTGTGGAGGGTAGATGTGGTGATCGGGGGGATTGCGGTGGAGGCGACTTGTCCGCAGCCGCGGGCGACGTTCTCCCTGGTGGAGGGGGCGACGGAGGCGGCGAGCGAGCTGGTGCTGTGGGTGAAGAAGAGCGAGCTGGGGTCGGCACCGGTGGTGGATGCGGAGGTGACGGCGCACGGGCGGAAGTGGATCGTGCGGGCGGTGACGGGGGAGGCGGATTCGGAGGCGGAGTGGTGCGTGCGCGCTGACGCGAAGAATTAGCGGAGTGGGAAGCGGGAAGTGAGAAGTGAGAAGTGAAAGGCAGTTGAGATGGGGGTGAAGGTTACAGGGTTGCGGGAGTTTACGAGTTTCACGCGTGCGATGGTGCGGGGGACGGAGAGGGATGTGGCTTCGATTTTGAAGCAAGAGGCGCGGGGGTTGTGTGTGGAAATGGGGGCGGCGACGATGCCGCTGGGTTTCCGGGAGGGCCCGGCGGTGAAGTTCCGGCGGAGGGTGGAGGGTGATATTGGCCGGGTGTTTCTGACGAAGGATGATCGGGGGAAGGTTTTCAAGTTGCTGGAGCGGCGTTCGCGTTCGCTGGCGCGCGGGTTCCTGCGGGCCTTGAGGGAGGGGAATGACGCGCAGGTGCGGAAGTATATGCGGGATGCCGGCTTGAAGGTGGAGGCGCTGAATCCGGCGGCGCACCGTGCGGCGCGGACGGATCCTAAGGGTAGGGTGCCGAAGGGTTTCCAGGCGGCGGAGGTGGTATCGGCGCCTAGTTTGCGGGCTTACATCCGGAAGCAGCAGCAGCTGGTGGGGTTGGCGAAAGCGGGGTGGTATGCGGCGGCAAAATCGCTGGGAGGGCGGGTAAGGCGTAACCTGGAGAGCGAGGACGGGAAGCGGCGGACGGAGGAGATTTTTCCGAGTTATGTGCGGAAGCTGGCGCGTCGTTTCCCGGGGTTGGGATCTGCGGTGGTTTCGGAGAAGAAGGTGACGGTGGGGACGAGAGTGAACCATGCGCGGGAGGCGCTGCCGGCTGATCTCTACGAGAATGCGGTAGATGGGGCGCAGGTGCGGTTGGCCAAAGCGTTGCGGGAGGCGCTGAGGAGGAGGAAGCAGCGGGGATTTCGGGCGGCGGCGTAGGAACAGCCCGGCGCGCCGGGGGCGTCGCGCCCTACCTTTTGACGCGGATGCGGGGGTATGGAGTCGCGGGAGCTTTCGGCGGGGTTGGCGGGGTGGTTGATGGGGAATCTGCCAGGTTCGTATTCCTGGGAGGTGAGGGGGGAGGATGCCGTGGAGGAGATGGTGCGGCCGGTGTCGGTGGTGGTGGCGCAGCAGGGGGAGCCGTTGCATCGTTTGCTGAAGCGGTATCCGGTGGTGCTGCGGGGGGAGTATTTGCCGGCGGCGTTGGATGCGTCGGGGCAGCTGGAGCAGGCGGGGTTTCCGGCGGGGTTCACGGCGTTGTGCGCGGTGCTGGAGGATCCGGCGAATTTCCAATCGCTGCGGGAGTCACTGGCGGTGCGGGGGCTTTTGCTGCGGGTGCTGCGGCGGACGGGGGAGGATGAGTTTCCGCATGAGGAGACGGCCCGGCGGATGGAGGTGAGTTTTGTTTTCACGGTGCAGACGGGGGTGCCGGCGGGGAGTGCGGGGTGAGGGGGCAGAGTGAGAAGTGGGAAGTGGAAAGTGGGAAGTGAACAGCCGGAAGGCGGGAAGGCACCCGGACGGTGAAGGGGACAGGAGTGTCCCCGCTCCTTAATTTGACACGGTGGGCGGGGCATGGAGCCGATCATTCTCTACGGAGCCCTTCCTGAAAACGGGCTGGTGGACGAGCCGAACCTTTTGGTGCAGTCGCTGACGATCACGCCGGCACGGACGAAGCGGACGTACGAGAATGCGCTGGGGGCGACGTTTGCGGTGCGGCTGACGAATCCGCTGCTGACCTTCAATTTCCGGGGCTGGATTTCGGCCTATGCGGGGCTTGCGGATGCGCACCCGGGGAGCGAGGTGGCAGACCTGGCGAACTACGATGCGGCGCTGCACGGGTTCGATCCAGCGGACGGGGTGCTGGTGTACGAGGATCCGAGCCGCGAGCTGGATACGGAGAATCCGGCGCAGGTGAGTTTCAATGTGGTGCAGTATCCGTTCGTCGAGGCCGCCTAAGAGGCGGCTCACGAAAGGAGTGATGACAGCCGGGAAAGTACCGGCGCGATTCTAACTAACACATGAGCGCTCCGGGGCCCGCCTGTTCCCGGAGTTTCCGCAGGCCACCGGGAAGGCGGGATACGCCGGTGGCCGGTTTCTTTCCAGGGGTTACGAGACAGTATGCATTGCGGTCGATTAGGACGCACACCCTGAGTGCGGCAAGGCCGGGTTTTGATTTGTTCCTAGTTGAGCGGCAGGGCGGCCGCGAGAGCCATCGGGGAGCCCACTACATTTATTTTGAGCGATGAATTTTACGGTCTGTTCGTCCACTGACGATCTGGCGATCGCGGCGGCGATTGCGACGCTGAGGGTGCCGATCCGTCCGAAGTGGACGGTGTACGAGAAGCGGGGGGAGGAGAAGGTGCGTTTCGAGCTGGAGCTGGAGAGCGTGGACAAGGCGTATCGGACGAAGGCGATCTTTGCGGCGGTGGAGGCGGGGACGATGGATGCGGGGCATCCTTACCTGACAATGCTGCGGGCGCAGGAGAACCGGGAGTGTCTGCTGGATCTGCAGAAGCAGGGGATCTTTTGCGAGCTGCGGCCGGTGGCGGGTGCGCCGGGGATCTGGGAGTATGTGCCGGGCGGGCGCGGGCTGCCGGGGCGGAAGCGGGGGGTGGAGTATCTGCGGACGCGGGATCTGAAGCTGGTGGCGGCGCTGGGGCTGGCGGGTTTCGCGCTGGAGGATCTGGAGGGGGCGAACGGGCAGCGGACGTACTATGTGCGTCGTACGGGGCCGGTGCGCTTGCCATTCCTGCCGATCGATCCGGACGCGACGGGGCGGCAGTGGGCGAAGGATGTGACGCAGCTGCCGTGGGGGGATCCGGTGACGCAGGGTCTGGCGGTGCTGCGGACGCGGGACATGATCCTGGAGTCGATGAAGGGGCGGGGGCCTTTGCTGATCGTGCAGCCGCCGCGGGAGGGGATCAAGCGGGCGGTGGTGCAGCTGGACGGGAAGCAGAATGCGAGTCCGGCGGCGATGGAGGCGGTGGCGCGGTTTTTTAGGAAATGAGGGAAAGGCAAGAGGGCAGGTGCCGAGTGATCAGTGATCAGTGATCAGTGGAACAGCCCCTTTCGATGGGGCCAGGCTGGAGCCCGGGGGATGAAGTTTTAGGAACGTAGTAGATTGAGCGATGAAGAAGAAAGCAGCGAAGAAGACGGCGGGGCCGATCCGGGTGGGGAGACGGCAGGTGCTGGGGGGGAAGATGGAGAAGCCGGGGGCGGCGGCGGAGGCGGCGCCGGGGGATGAGGAGCGGCGGCAGGAGGCTTTTGATTTCGTGCCGATGTGGAAGGGGCAGGCGCTGGAGGCTTGGTCGGTGTCGCGGGAAACGTTGTTTCTGCAGCTGCGGCATGCGAACGGTGCGGCGCCGTTCTATGCGTGCGCGCGGGACCGGGAGTCGTTCTATCCGGATGCGGTGCGGATCCTTTTCCTGTGCCTGCACACGCCGGAGGATTGGCGGGCATACCGGGGGAATCTGGTGGCTTTCCAGGAGGAGCTGATTGATCCGTGGGCGGATGAGTTTTTGCAGTCGGGCGCGGACAAGCTGGCGCTGGTGGTGCTGGCGCTGAAGGTGTGGAATGCTTCGCAGGAGAACCAGGCGGAGCCGATGCCGGATGAGAGGCCTGGAAAGGGCCCGGGACGGGGAAACTAGCATTGCCCGTCTGGGAGGCGCAGTACGTGATGGTGATCGCTTCCAAGACGGGCATGGCGCCGGAGGATATCCGGTGGAAGCTGCCGCTGTGGCAGGGTTTGGCGTATTACCATGCGGCGCGTTTGCTGGAGGGTGAGCTGTTCCGCTGGCCGGGCCGGAGCGGTGCGGATTCGGAGTGGCTGCAGGATGTGATGCGGAGGGTGAGGAAGCGGGAGAGCTGGGTGAGTGAGATGGAGTGAGGTTTTGACAGGGGCGGAGAGGCCTGGGGCAGTGCCCATTTCAAAGACACGAGTTCATGAAAAATATCAGAGCGAAGATGACGTGCCAGTCCGTGAAGAAGCTTCAATTCGGCGGCGAAGAAGTTGAATTCACCGCTGTCTATGGCGGATCGCCGGAGGATAATACGTATGCCAAGGCTACCCCATCGGGCTCCTTGAAGCTCTTCGTGGATAACGATGCAGCCAAGGGAGCGTTCGAGCCGGGGAAGGCCTACTACGTGGACATCACGCCAGCGGATTGACAGGAACGGATTGGATGGAGGCAGGTGTCTGTCTTTTGTTTACGTTCATAACACTGTGGCAGGGGAATCGGGAAACCGGTTCCCCTGTTTCTTTTTGAGGCCCGGACGGGTGGAGGGGACAGGAGTGTCCCCACTCCTTAAGCTGCGCTTTGACAGCGCCCCATGGATGAGCGATGGCGGGCGATGAGAAGATCAAGGTGACGCTGGAGGCGGATGCTTCGCAGTTGACTGCGGAGTTCCGGAAGGCGCGGCGGGAGGTGGTGGAGCTGGGGCAGCGGGAGTTGCCGCAGTTGACGCGGGAAATTTTGCGGGCGGAGGAGCGGGGGCGTTTGCTGACGAAGGGGCTGCGGGATCAGACTTCGGCGAGCAAGCAGGCGGGGCAGGGTTTGCTGCAGCTGGCGTTTTTCGCGGACGATTTGCAGTACGGGTTCAAGGGGATTTTGAACAATATTCCGTCGATCATCGCGGCGCTGGGTGCGGGTGCCGGTTTGGCGGGTGCGATTTCGCTGGCGGTGCTGGCGGGTTACAAGCTGCTGCCGATCCTGAAGGAGCTGTATACGGAGAACGACGCGGGGAAGATCCAGGCGGTGGCGGATGCGACGGCGAAGCGTTTCGCGGTGGAGCTTTCGCAATTGAACACGCTGGAGCGCGAGGTGGAGGTGCGGGAGCGGGCGATCGCGCTGACGCGGGATCTGGCGAGCTATGCGGAGCGGGAGCTGCGGGTGCATTCGCAGAAGCTGCAGGCGTTCGAGGATCAGACGAAGGCGCTGGAGCTTCAGCGGCGCTTGCAGGATGACCTGACGCGGGCGCGGACGGCGCTGGGGGCGTCTCAGGCCGGCTTGCAGGGTCCGGATGCGGCGGGCGACCTTTCGCGTGCGGCGGAGGATCAGGTGCGGGCTTTGCGGGAGAAGCGGCTGGCGGAGGATGTCGAGCGGGCGCGGGAGGAGAGCAAGCTGGCGAATGCCGAGGCGGAGCGGGTGGAGGTGGATTCGGCGAACCTGCGGCAGAGTGCGGCGGCGCGGTTGCGGGAGACGGAGGCGGAGATTGCGAGGCTGCGGCGGAACCTGGCGAGCGCGGAGGCTGCGGTGGCGGGGAATGAAGAGGCGGTGAAGCAGGGGCTGGAGGGTGGCCTGGCGGCACGCGATCAATCGGTGCGGCGCCGCGATGCGGAGAAGGTCGCGCTGGAGCAGCAGGAGGCGCTGCTGGTGCAGCTGCGGGACCGGCAGAAGGAGATCGAGGAGAAGGCCCAGGCGACCTTGCGGCCGCTGTATGACCAGATCGACGCGGCGGAGCGGCGGAAGCGGCAGCTGGAGGCGGAGCGGGAGAATTTACAAAAGATCAATGAGCTGGAGCGGGAGCGCGCGAAGATCGAGGCGATCCGCGCGATCGATGCGCCGTTGAATGACCAGGAGGTTTTGCTGAAGGAGTTGCCGAAGCTTTTGGCCGCGGCGGACAAGCGCCAGCGGGAGGAGGAGCAGGCGCGCAAGAAGCTCACCGAGCAGACCGGGGCGCGGCGGGAATTCGCGGAGGAGATGGCGGTGCTGCGGTTCCGTGCGTCGGGGCGAAGCCGGCAGGCGGAGCTGCTGGAGAAGGAGGTGCGGCTGCGTCGCGAGGCGGAGCAGGTGGCGAAGCGGCTGGGGATTTCCGAGGCGCAGGCGGTGCGGCTGGTGCGGGAGCGCGTGACGCTCGAGGAGCGGGTGGCACGGGGCGATCGCGGCGCGGGGCCTTCGCGGATCCGGCGGAGCGAGGGGATCCAGCTGGGGGACGGGGACCGGCGGCGTTTGGAGAGTTCGCGGGGGCTGGACCGGCCGCGCGGGCTGAGCCGATCGGCAGAGCGGGTGCTGAACCGGGAGCGGGCCTTGCCGGACCAAAGCGGGGCACGGGCGGCGGCGAGCTACTATGAACGTAGTTTGCAGAACGAGGCGAAGATCATCGAGATTTTCCAGAATTTGGGGGTGATCTAATGCAGGCGGAAATTTTCATCGGGAACGTGGGGAAGCTGGGCAACGGGCGCTCGATTGAGGGTGATATCGGGGAGCTCGATACGGTGGACATCGAGATCCTGGTGGCATCGTTCACGGGGTATCGCGCGGGTGCGGCGGCGCAGGGGTATAGCCGTGAAGGCGCTTTCCCCGGGTGGAGCGGGATGTTTGTGAAATCGCTTTCCGCGGTGCAGGACGGGAGCGGTGCGATTGTGACGGTGAACGGGCACGGGGTGCTGGATGGGTCCGACAAGCGGAAGCGCTCGATCTTTTGCGCGGGGCAGTTGATCGCGGTGGGGCCGATTTCGAAGAAGGTGCTGGTGTGGAGCACGGAGGAAGAGGCGGAGGTGGCGGAGACGGGCGCCGCGACGGAGGGCAAGCGGCAGATCGACAAGCTGGATGAAGATGGGGAGGTGGAGTACCTGACGATCACGACGCCGAGCGGGGCCTTCGACCGGTGGAACATCAACCAGGCGATCCTGACGGTGGTGGATGTGTATTTCGCGACGAGCCTGCCGGCGACGAACGTGGGCGGTACCGCGCAGACGCCGCCGGACGCACCGACGCCGCCAAGCTACTTGTGGGGGAGCTACGATGAGCCGAAGCGGGCGAACCATCCGAACGGCTGGGTGCTGGATAACCGGAATCCGGAGGACGTGGTGCCCGGGAGCCTGTGGCGGGTGACGGACACGTACGCGTATTACTACGGGGATCAGCCGGACTGAGGGAGATAAGAAATTTTTCGAGCGATGGGGAAGGATGAGAAATTGCCGCGGGCACCGGAGGGAAAGAAACTCTTCGTGGACGGGAAGTCGTGGAACCACCTGGTGGACGCGGTGAACCGCCGGATGATCATCCTGGACCCGTCGCAATTCGACAAGTTCGAGAAGAACGGCGAAACCTACTATAGGTATCGTGCGCCGGTGCCGGCGGCGCCGGGAACGCCCGGGGCGAGCTCGGGGAGGTTTGTTCCGTATGTGGGCGGGGAGGACGGGACGACGCTGTACCTGAGTCCGGGGTGCGTGGTGTATTGCCGGGTGGAGGAAGAGGATCCGATCGACGACGACGATCGCGAGAGCGAGCAGGTGCGGCCGATCTACCCGATGATCGACGGGGTTTCGATCAACGCGGAGGATCCGCCGGGATTCAGCATCGGCTCCCGCTCGAACGCGAGCATCTGGCTGATCACGGACCGGACGAAATGCCCGGGGGCGACGCAGGTGCCGAGCGAGGAGGACGACGAGCCGGAGCGGCTGGAGATTTACAACCGCGGGGAGAAGCCACCGCGGGAGGACGGCAAGCGGCATACGTTGATCGCTTCGATGGATTTCGAAACGGCAAGCGGTGGCGCGAAGTCGATCACGAACCTGGATCAACGCTGGCAGAGCGACTGGCAGGTGTGGTTCAAGTGCTTCAGCGAAGAGAGCGAATTTTCATCGCTGGATCTGCCTACTTCCTCCGACGTGGGGCCGAGCGATGAGACCGATGAGGCATCCAGCAGCGGCGGAGATTCCAAGGAGTGCCCCTGGGCCGCGGCGGCAGCGTGGGCGAACAAGAAGAAATGCTACGAGTACGGGCGGGAAGCGCTGGTGATCTGGCAAGTGTCCGTGGGGATCAGCACGCTCTTCGGGCGCTGTGCGAGCTGGAAGGCCTGCGCGCGGATGCTCGGCGGGGATCCGCGGCCGTATCCCGGGCAATCCACTAACGCCGGCGCGATCTGCGTGCCGATCACCGGGACGCGGCAGACCTTCGGGGCGGCCTTCTATTTCCCGTATGCTCCTGACTGCGAGGGGACCGTCCTGGATGTGTGGATCGAGGGCACGGCGGCGGAGGACGAGAGCGAGCCGGACGAGTGCTGCTATTCGCTGCCGGTGAAGCAATTCCCTGACAGGTGGCCGCACCACTGCGGACGGACCTGCTCCACCGTGGTTCCGCCATGACCGCCGTTATTTTCACATGGCCGCCGGATTACCTGATGGCGGCGCTGGCATCCCGTGCCCTGCGGCGGTCCGGGGTGAGGGTGGTGCTGGCGATCGACCGGAAGGATCCATTGCCTGCGGTGGAGGGATGCGAGGTCGTGGTGACGGACTTTCCGCGGAACGGGAACCTGAACGGCAAGGAGTGCGTGGAGGGCATCCTGCGGACGCTGGAGGAGCAATCGCGGCCGGAGGATCCGTGGGTGCTGAAAGTGGACAGCGACGCGCTGGTGACGGGCGTGAAGTGGCTGGAGGGGCGCGAGGAGGAAGCGGTGGGGATGTTTCATCCCGGGCACCGCGGGTTCTTCGGCTTCTGCTACGGGATCCGTCGTACTGCGCTTCCCGGAATGCGGGAGCGAGCGGCGCAGCTGAAGGATGACCCGGGGATGTATGAGGATGTGACGATGGGCGAGCTGGCGCGCCCGGCGCACCGGTACCAGAACCTGACGGAGGGCTGCCCGATGGCGGCCTACGGATGGAAGCGGCAGCGGACGAGGGACTACTGGCTGACCCGATACGAGATCGTTGTTTTCCAGCGGGTGGAGGGGATCACGCGGCGGAACATCACGGAGAAGATGAAGGAGTTTTTGGCATGATACCGTTTTTCTTGTTCACGGGCCCGCGCAGCGGGGGGACGTCGCTGCAGCGGATGCTGGACCTGACGCCGGGGGTGCGCTGTGGCGCGGAGTCCTTTGATTGGCTGGAGCGGCTGCGCGGACTGACAGTGCCGGAGGATGAGCCGGGAGCGGAGTGGGGGAGGGTGGAAAGGCAGAGTGAGAAGTGCGAAGTGATCAGAGAGAAGTGGCAAGGCAGGGAGATGTTGCGTGATAAGATCGCGGTGCCTTTACACTGCGGATACTACGGAATCCGTAGTAGCTTTTGCGCGCGGGACACGTGGGACGAGGCGGTGGGATTTTATAGCTGGGTGCTGGCTACTTGGCCGGAGGCCCGGGTGATCTTCCTGGCGCGGAAGGATGAGGAGGCGCTGGAGTATTCGCTGGAGGTGACGTGGCCGCTGTGGATCCCGAAGTACGGCACCTGCAACGGGAACGTGCTGATGCGGGCGCGTGACCAGCGGCAGTGGATGCTGGACTTTGCCGAGATGAATCCCGGGCGCTGCACGGTGATCGATACGGAGGATCTGGCGGATTACGAGGGTCTGAGGTGGAAGCTGGAGCGGGCGGGGCTGCCGCTGTCCCGGATGGCGTGGGAGGCGATGGACACGGAGCGTCCGGGGGCGAGGACACGGATCCGCGGAGCGATCGAGCTGCTTGCCACGCGTCGCGAGGATGACCCTGCCGCGGACTGGGTGGACGGGATGCCGCTGCCCGAACTGAATTTCGATAACGAGGTCGGGAAGAAGCTGGAAAAGGCGATCGAGGAGCAGCTGGAGCGGATCGAAGGGCGGGGGCGCTGGGAGCAGAAGGAGATCGAGGGCGCGATCCGGCCGGAGTATCCGAAGGAGAAGGCGGCGACGGAAGGCGTGATGGTTTACACGCTGCGCTATGGCCGGGAGCCCTGGATGGCGGAGTGCGGCGGCAGCCTGAAGGCGTGGACCGAGCGGCACGGGCTCGAGCTGCGGGTGTGGCGCGAGACGGACCCGAGCTATCCGCACCCCAAATTCGCGGAGGTGGACATGCTGCGGGACTTCCTGAAATCGGAGGCGCGGCGGATGATCTATGTGGATGCGGATGTTTTCGTGCATCCGACGGCGCCGATGATGGAAGATCATGACGGCATGGCGATCATGATCGATCTGCCTTTTCGCGGCGCGGAACATCTGGTGTGGGGGACCTGGTGCCGGAACCATTTTCCCGGCCTGGAGACAGAGGGCTGGCAGTATCGGAATGCCGGCGTGTGGAGCATCGATCGCCTGGCGGCGGAGCAGCTGCTGGCGGTGATCGAGAAGCCCTATCACGAAGGGGTGATGGAGCAGCATCATTTCAACGTGTGGCTGATGGCGGCCGCGGCGAAGGGCATGGTGATCCATGATCTGCGCGAGGCGTGGAATACTTTCGCGGGGCAGAACAAGGCGGCGTGGTTCCACCACCTGGCGGGGCGCGGGTGCAAGCTGAAGAAGCTGAATCGGCTGCGGGATCTGTCGCTACTGCCGCAGAAGCCGGAGGAATTCGAAGAGCGGGCGGCGACGGCGGGGCGCGCGGTGTGCTACCTTTACAAGGCCGCGGAGGCGCGGGGAGAAGAGTTGCGATACTCGCTGCGGAGCGTGTGGGAGCATCTGGTGGATTGCCCGGAGATCCACATTTTCGGGGACGAGCGCCCGGAGTGGCTGGTGGACGGGAAGGGGGTGCACTTCCATCTGAAGCCCGGGTATCCCGAGGCGCTGGCAGCAGCGCTGCAGCAGGCGGACGAGGTGCTGCTGATGAACGACGATATCTACTATCTTCGCCGTAGCACGTGGGAGGATCACCGGACGGCGCGGACGCGGGGGCGGAACCTGATAAAACGGATGGCAAGGAATCTGGCGAACCGGAGCCGCTGGCTGCGGAGCGTGGGGCGTGCGACGGCGAGCCTGCATCATCACGGGGTGGACTACGTGCGGGATTTCAGCACGCACACGCCGTATCTTTTCGAGCGGGAGAAGAGCCTGGCGACGTTGCGCCGGCACGGTGTGTGGCGGAAGGTTCCTTTCGAAACGCTGTATCACAATGATCATGGGACGCCGCACCGGCGCTGCGGGGTGGAGAAGGCGATGAAGGTGCCGGCGGATGCCGCGGCGCGCTGGTTCAACCACGGGGCGGGCGGGGCCGATCCGCAGTCGGAGGAGGAGCTGAAGGCGATGCTAACGGAGAGTGCGCCGTGGGAGCTGAAGGAGGATTTCGAGCCGAGCCGGCGGGGATACCAGGGGTGGTTCGACTATCAGGACATTTATCGCAGGATCGTGGACGAGGCGCCGGAGGGCGCGACGATCGTGGAGGTGGGGGTGTGGGAAGGCGGCTCGCTGGGGTATCTGGCGGAGTACGCCGCGCATCGTAGGAAGAAGCTCCGGATCATCGGGTATGATGCCTTCCACGTGGCGAACGAGCTGGGGAGCCCGCGGAACCTGCGCAGCGATGCGTGGGAGGCGATGGTGCGGGAGAACCTGAGCCAGACGGGGATGGAGGTGGAGCTGGTGCGAAGCGATTCGGCGGAGGCCGCGGGGCGGCATGAAGACGGAAGCGTTTTCGCGGTATGGATTGATGCGGACCATTCCAAGCTGGCGGTGAAGCGGGATGTGCTGGCGTGGCTGCCGAAGGTGGCGCGCGGGGGGATTTTCGCGGGCCATGATCTGAACATCCGGGAGGTGAAGGAGGGGATCGATGCCGCGGGGATCGAGGTGGAGCCTGTTTCGCGGCGTAGCTGGATGATGACGCGGCCGACGCGATCTCGGACGCTGACGGTTTTCCTGGCGGTGGGCGGGAAGCTGCCGCACCTGGAGGAGTTCAAGCGGTGGAACCCGCATGCGGAAACGCAGGTGATCGAGCTGCCGAAGCTGGAAGGCGAGGCCTTGCGCGTGGCATGGCGTCACGGGGATCGGCCGCTGCTGGAGTGGTGGGAAACGAAGGGGCGATTTACGGATGCGGAGCGGGTCGTATTCGTGGAGTGGGATGTGAAGTTTTCCGCTGCGGTGGATGATGTGTTTCCGCGCGGTGCGGATTTCCTGGGTCCGGATGTGCACGAGCTGGGCGACGGATGGATGTGGTGGGATGAGCTGGAGCGCCTGCCCGCGGGGCTGAGGAAGCACGCGATGGGGATCGCGCCGCTATCCGTGCTGATGTTTTCGCGGCGGTGCCTCGAGGCGATGCGGCTGCATCCACTGAAGGAGGAGGCGATGGCGGCGGATGCCTTTTGCGAAATGAGGATCGCGACGCTGGCGACGGCGGCGGGGTATGCGCCGCGGGAGTGCCGGGGGCTGAAGAACGTGCAGCTGGTGAACCGGGATCCGGGGAGTGCGGCGGGGGTGTGGCATCCGGTGAAGGTTTGAAAGGCAGAGTGGCAAGTGCGAAGAGAGAAGTGGAAAGGCATGAGTTTTGACATGGAGGGGCGGGTGTATCTGCCGCACGCCTATGAAGACGACCGCTGCCGGAATTGTTGCCGCCCTGATCCTGATCGCCGGGGAAGTGAAGGACTTCCTGGATGATTCTCCGATCACGGCCTTCGAGCTGGATGTGGTGATCACGCAGTGCGTGGTGGCGTGGGGGTTCATTCAAGCCGCGAACAAACGACCATGAGAACGATGAGGAGCGTATTTTTTGGATTGCTGCTGATGGTGATCTGCCTGCTGGTGCTGGGGCTTTCGTCCTGTGCGGCGTCATTCAATCCGCAGACCAAGGCCTTTGGCCTGGCGTTTGATCTTGTGGCGCTGGCGAAAGTCACGAAGGCACTGGAGGAATCTCAGGCTCAGCCGGTGCCGGCGCTTCCGGATGAGAAAATCAAGCCCGTGAAAGTTGAGGCCGCGAAGTAATTGCGCTGGCCATGCTGCTTTTCCTTTTCGCGAGCATGCCCCTGCTGAGGGAGCTGCTGGATATGGGGTTTACGCCCTTCATGGCGGTGGTGCTGGTGGTGGTGGTGGTGCTGTGGGGTTCCCTGCTGGCGCTGCTGGCGTTTTTCTGGCGGCACACGGTCTATCAGAAGATCGAGACCGATAGGCTGCGGGACCTGCGCTACAAGGATATCAACGGGCGGCTGGAGGAGTGCGAGACGGACCGGGAGGAGCTGCGCGAGGATGTGGGCCAGCTGAAGGAAAAGGTGGCCAGGCTGGAAGTCTGCCCGAAGAAAGGTTGCCCGATGCGGCTGCCGCCGTGAGGGCGGATTGACTCGTGCTGTCCTGTGATGACGCGGGAAGAGATCATGGAGATGCAGCGGCGGATCGGGACGACGCCGGACGGGTATTGGGGTCCGAAAAGTATCAAGGCCTGCCAGGAGCATTTGCGGCGGCTGATGCCGGCGGTGATTCCTTGGCCGGATCCGCATGCGCGGAGCCTGGAGATTTTTTACGGGAAGGCGGGGGATGAGTCCCAGCTGGTGACGATCGAGTTTCCTTTCCCGATGTTCTACGATGGCAAGCGGGTGACGAGGACGCGGGTGCACAAGAAGTGCGCGGAGTCGCTGCTGCGGGTGCTGAGGGAGATCGGCGACAAGTTTTCCGGGAATCGCGAGGTGATGGAGGAGGCGGAGGATTACGGGGGCTGCTTCAATTTCCGGCTGAAGCGGGGAGGCACGAGCCTATCCCTGCACGCCTACGGCGCGGCGATCGATCTGGATGCGGATGACAACACGTTCCGGGATTCCTGGCCGATGAAAGCGGACATGCCGCTGGAGATCATGGAGGCCTTTGCCCGGGAGGGCTGGATCTCCGCGGGGGCATTCTGGGGCTACGATGCGATGCACTTCCAAGCGACGCGGGGATGAGCGCGGCACGGGTCACACGCGGCGTGAAGACGCAGAGGGCCGGATACGACGGGCACTCGGCAAGCGTCTTCCGGGCCTGTGAAAAGTTCCTGGAGAGCCGGGGTGAGAGGAAGTGGGGGATGGGGGTGCAGATGAGGATCGATGTGATGCAGGCGCGAGGGGTGCAGAACCGCAGGGACAAGGCCGATGACATCGCGCGTGAGCTGGAGGAGGGGTGGAATGGCTAAAGGCTCGCGATGATTTCGGCGCGCTTTTTTGTGTGTTCCTCCGCGGTGATAAGTCCGGCGGCGTGGAGGGCTTCCACCTGGGCAAGGCGGGTGGCGATATCTGACGGCGGTGGGATCTTTTCCACGGCTGGAGCGGAGGCGGATCCGCGGTTGATATCGGCATCGGCGGGGAGGAAGCGGGCGTACCGTTTCCACGCGGTGCGGTAATGGATGCCCATCCAGTTTGCGACCTTTTCAATGGAGACGCCGGCGCTTACCCGGTTCGAGGCGGCGGAGCGGCGCATGTCATGGATGGTGACGTGGCCTAGTTCATGGACTTCCATGAACTTTTCGAAGCGGTTCCGGAATTCGAAGCGGTAGCGATGTTTCCCCCATTTCTTTTTCGGGGCGACGATGTAGGGCCCGGGGAGTCCGTGGCGGCGGATGAGATCGAGCATGAGGGCGGAGAGGGGGATGACGGCCTCCTTGCGGCGGCCGTCGCGTCCCTTCCGCTTCCAGTCTTCCAGGTCGCTTTCGTCGGGCTCGCCCTTGGCATCGCTGGGCGGGATGCGGAGGATGGCGAGATCCAGATCAAACCACTCCGGCCGGCAGGCGTCGATTTCGCCGCGTCGCATGAAGCATTCGAAGCCGAGGGCGAGGATCCATTCCATATCCCGGTCGCCGGCCTGCTTCGCATCTTCGATGAGCTCGCCGACGCGCTTGGCGGGCACCCACACGTCGCGCAGCTTTTCCTCGACCTTCGGCAGGACGAAGCCCGCGGTGGGGTCCTGGGGCATGTGGCGCTTCGCGACGGCCCATTTCACGAAGGCGCGAAGATCGCGGACGTAGTGAAGGACGGTGCCGGTGGTGATTTCGGGCTCCGGAGTCTCCTTGGTGGGCATCGCGCGGGCCTCGAGGCGGGCTAGCCAGCGGTTCGCGACGGCGGGGGTGAGGGAGCGCGGGGTGCGCAGATGCATCTCGCGGCCGATGGCCTTCAGGACCGGGCCGCGGCTGTCGCGGGTGCCCGCGCTGACGGTGCGCAGGTAGGCGTCCACCAGAGGCTCCCATTCGCCGGTGACGGCCGCGAGGGGCTGGGCGCGGAGGGCGAGGACTTCGGCGATCGCTTCGTCAGCGGTGGTGGCGAGGAGGGGGACGATGAGTCGCTTGCCATCGACAAGCTTGCGCCAGCGGTATTTCCCGTGATGTAATTGGATGCCGCGGACGATCGCGCCCGCTTTTCGTTTGGACCCACCGGAGCCAGCCAT